ACCAACGCAAGTACCGCATTTGTTGGTGGTACGTTCATTCCTGGCTAAAGGTTTTATTCACTACCACTCACCCAGAGATCGATGTCTTTTACCCCGACCGAAGTTGATCTAGCTAGCGTATCGCCGGCAACGACATTAAATCCGTTTCCCGCAAATGCAATCTACTTTGATATCTTTGGAGATCCAACGACTAAGTCGGTCGGGGCTAGACAGGAAGAAGATCTAATCTGCCTTGCTGGCAATTCAACGATTACCATTCGCATTAGGGCGGAAGTAATTAGAGGCACCATCGGGGTTGACGTTGGTCAGAAATACGTTGATTTAACTGGCTCACGGCTTATATGGCGAAACTTTACCTATAAAGTCATTCGGTCGGTCGGCGATGGACCTGTTGGCGCAATCTTTACTTTTGAAAAGTTAGTCAACAACCCGCTTGGTAGAGGTTTAAGCACACTCAGTTACCGAGTAACCGCAGCTGTTAGAACAGCAACCCCAACTCCCGCGCCGCCCAATCCAAACCCTACTCCCGGTCCAACACCTGCGCCAACGCCTGCGCCAACGCCAGCGCCAACAGCGGCGCCGACACCGATACCGGGACGCCCTGTAGATGACAACGGTGTTTCAAGGGCTCAACGCATTTTTGAGCAGCAATCACAAATTGCCGATGTCAGCTTTTATCAAGAACTTACAAAATCCAATCAATCAAATCCAGAGCATGAAATTGTTTATGTCAACGAATATCTAGAAAACGTATCGGATGCAAATTACGACGACCTATCCGTCCTTGCTATCTCCGTCAAATCAAGCGGTCAGATCGGAAGCGTCGGACAAATACGCGCTTGGATTCCTAGTGGCATCAGTGTCCAACGGCTGGTAGACGGCGGAAACGGCCCCAGCAACCTGTTCTCTGATCTCGTCTACTACCTGTTGACCGATATCAAGCAAGGCGTCGGCAATGTCGTGCCACTGGAGCTTGTCGATGTCGCCTCACTGCAAACGACAGGGCGTTACCTTCGTGCCAACAAGATTTTCTACGACGGCGTACTAGAAGATACCGAATCACTCCGCTCGTTCATTTTCAATACAGCGCCGCTACAGCTGTGTAACTTCACGATCAAAAATGGTCGTTTTGGCTTGATGCCGGCATTGCCGTTCAACAGCAGCTTTCAGATCAGTACTAGCCCTATCGCTGTCGAACAGATCTTCACGGCTGGCAACATCATCGAAGACTCGCTGCAGCTGCAGTACATCGATATTGCCCAGCGCACCAACTTCAAAGCTTTGGTCTCTTGGCGCGTCACCGTTGAAAACGATCTGCCGACGCAAGCCTCAGCGTTGGTGGAATGGGCCGACATTGCCGAAGACGACGCATCCGCCACCCAGCAGGTGTTTGATCTCAGCGACTTCTGCACCAACCGTGAACAGGCTTTGCGTACAGCTCGATTCTTGTTGAGTGTGCGGCGCCGCGTTACGCAAACAGTCACGTTCAAAACGGTGCCGGATGCGCTCAGTATCCAGCCTGGTTCTTATATCCGCGTGATGACGACGGCTACCACCTTTAACACCAACAGCGTGGGTGCCATCACCGATGCAGGCAGCTTGACTTCCATCAATCCGATTGATGACGGCAGCTACGACGCCATGTTTTTCAACCCGACCACTGGTGAGTTTATTGAACGTTCGTTCTTTGTCTCCGGCAACGTGATCTCCGATCCAGCGCTACACAACACTCTGTTTATGATCCGCAGCCAGCAGAACAACAGCAGCATCTTCCAAGTCGAACAGCTCACGCTTGACGAAGAAGGCCTGATCAATGTCTCTGCCGTGCAAGTACCTGTTGATTCGAGCGGAGCTAGCATTGTTGCAAAGGATGTATTGACTCCCGGCAACTTCAGGGTGACTGAGTGATGGCGTTCCCGACCTTGAAACCAACCGGCCGCGAGTTCAACGCAGGCGACTTTCCGATCAAACGCTTTAACGCCCAATCCGGCGCTGAGGTTCGCATCCTCTACGGCAACCGCCGCACCAACGCCACACTGAGCCTCAGCTACGACAACATCACCGACGCCAACGCCCAGCTGTTTGCTGCTGACTACGACGCCCAACTCGGAACCTTCCGTACGTTTACTTTGCCGAGTGATGTACGCGCCGGTTGGACTGGATCAGCAGCGACAATTGACGCACCACCTACGGCACGCTGGCGCTACGACTCCGCTCCTGTAATACAGGCAGTTCGGCCCGGTCGCAGTAGCGTTACAGTAAGTTTGGTGGCTGTGATCTGATGCAGAAAGCATATACCGGACGCGACGGCCGCCTGCTGATCGACGGTTCCGAGCAAATTAAGGTCACCAGCTGGACCCTAACCGGCAACCTCGAAGCGCTGGAAACCACCAGCCTCGGCGATACCCAGCGCACTTATGTGCCGGGCGTCCAAGAATTTAGCGGTAGCGCCACACTGCTGTATTACAGCGAAGCATCAGGCCGCAACGATGCCGCCACAGCACTGAAAAATATCCTTAAAGTCGGCAGTGTTTCTGATACCGATACGGTAACTATTACGCTGCGTTTTGTTCAAGGCAACGCTGCAAACGATGTTTCGTTGAATGCTTGGATTACTAGCGTGTCGTATGGCGCCAATGTCGGTGAAGTCAGCAGCGCCCAGATCAGCTTCCAAGCCACTGGAGCACTCACTGCGGTGACGATCTAATGGGCATTTATCTTGGCCTGATCGGCAACATCGAGCTAACCCGCACAGCTCTTGAAGGTGCCAAGCAAAGCACCATAAACCCAAGTGATGTAAACGCCAGTCAAGACCGTTTTAGTTTTGACTTTCAAGAAGGCTTTCTGGTTACAGGTGATTTCATCGAGATCACCACGACAGACGGCACAAATCTTGATTTTATTGATCCGAGCGGTTGGGCAAATAATTCCCTCCATTCCAGCGGCGCTTGGTACATCTTTGTTGACGAGCTTGGCGGAGTCCGTCTTTATACCAGCTTCGCAGCAAGCCTAGATGGCGGTACACAAGGCCGCGTGCCATTGGTTGCTATCAATCGAAATATCCCAATCAATGTGATTATCCGAGACCGTGAATCACGCGTGCTTGGCGACATCATTGAGTACGAACTGAATACAAACCGCGAAACAGTTGACATCACGACGCTGAGCGATGAATACCGCCAGCAGTACAGCAGTCTTATTAGCGGGAGCGGCAGGCTAACCGCACGCTGGGATTACACGAACAACCGCCACGAAGAACCCGTCAACTATCTGATGCAGCTGGTACTGCGTACAGAGGTTGGTTCTACATTCCACGGACGTTTTTACATCAAGGCGCCGGATACCCCCGCGTTTGCGGGTTCATTTGAAGCGGCTCAAATTAACGATTCTGTTTACTGGGATTTGAACGGCATTATTACGGCTTCGGCCGTCAGTTTTGCTGCTGATCAGGTCATCACCGCCGTTATCGACTTTATTTCAACTGGCCCGATCAAGTTACGGGCTTCAACTCAGGTTCCCAACCGCCTGCTGCAGGAGGACACCGGCAAGATCAAGCTGGAGCAGGATGGCGCGGCCTTTGTCCTACTGGAAGAGCCGGAGTAGGAGCCTTAGACTCGTTGTAACTGTAAGCGCTAAAAGGAAGCCCCGCGATGGCCGACCTAAGGATCAGCGAACTAGCCACGCTTGCGGGTGCCAATCTTGCGGCCGGCGACTTTTTGCCCATTGCGGACACCAGCGCCAGCGAGACGAAAAAGATCACGGTTACCGATCTGGTCGGTAATGCCACGACGCTGATTGCTGATGCGACCATCCCAAGCGCCAAGATTGTTTTTGGTGCCAATACAATTCCCGGTGGCTCGCTCACGAATGCCAGCATTACGGCAAGCCAGCTGGCAAATGATGCAGTTACTGCCGCCAAGCTTGCCGACGAATCGAGCGTTGACCTTGTAACCACGCTTCCAGCTAGCGGCGCTTTTGTCGGTCAACTGGCGCTCGATACTGACGACAGCAAGATTTACTGCTGGGACGGCAGCACCTGGGTAAGCATCAAAGCAGCGGGCGGCGTAAACGCTGTACTCGGTAGCACCGCAGGTGTCATCAACATTGTTGCCACCACAGTCGGCGACCAAGTAACGATCAGCGCCACACTTGATAACACCACGGCCGCCGCTGAGTTTCTCGCTGGCCCAACCGCTTCGGCTGGCACTGTTGGTTATCGCCCGATTGTTGGTGCCGACCTTCCGACTGCTACTACGACGACCAAAGGCGCCGTCATTGTTAACGGCAATGGCCTAACCCTGTCCGGTGACACAATCACCATCAACAATACGGTTACGGCGGAAGCTAGTAACTTTCACATTGTTCAGTACAACTCCAAAGGTCTTGTCACTTCTGGCCGTGTTATCAGTGCCAGTGACGTACCAATCGCCACTGCATCAACAAACGGCATTATCAAGCCCGGATCCGGTTTAGGTGTAAACGGTAGCGGCACACTCAATCACACCAACGCGATTGGTGCTGGTTCTGGCGTCAAGCTCAGTTTTGACACCGAAGGCCACATCACTGGCGCTGCATCACTTGTTGAAGCAGATATCCCCAACCTGTCGGCCGCCAAGATCACCACTGGCACCCTCGATATCGATCGGATTGGTGGCAACGCAGTTACCGGCGTGAAGCTGGCCAACTTTGCAATCACAAAGATTGGTAGCACAATCCCTTCAGCGGATAGCATCGGCCAATTCTTCTTTAACCCGCTCTCCCGCGATCTATCGCTGTGGGATGGCAATGTTTACCAGCCGGTTGGTATCAGTGCCGGTGAAATCGTCTTCGCTGGTACTTATGACGCTGCTACTAACACACTGAGTTCTGTTACCTCCGAAGGATCCGCTGCTGGCTTCGTTAATGGCAGCGCCCTTCCGGCAGCGGCAGGCGGCAACAGCCGGTATTACGTCGTGGTGAACAACGGCGGCACTGGTACTTCGCCAGCACCCACAGTCACATTGCAACCGCCCGACATTCTGCTGTCGAACGGCACGAACTACATCCTTATTGACGTATCGCAGACCTTCACTAGTCAAAGCGCTGTCAACATTTCGTTTTCACCGACTGGAACTATTGCAGCCAGTAACGTACAGGCCGCGATTGCTGAAGTCGCTTCAGAAGCACTGCAAGCAGCAGGCAGCACACTGACGGGTCAACTGCTAATTGGCTCAGCCGGCAGTTTGGTGTTTGAAGGCGCCACCGACAACGCTTTCGAGACCACGCTTGGTGTTGTTGATCCCACAGCAGATAACGTAATTAACCTGCCAAATGTCTCCGGCACGGTCATCACCAGCGGTGACACTGGAACCGTTACCAGCGCGTTGATTGCTGATGGCACGATTGTTAATGCCGATATTAACGCCGGCGCAGCGATTGATTACAGCAAACTTGCGGCTCTAACAAGTGGCAACATTGTTCTAGGCAACGCCAGCAACGTTCCCACCAGCACATCCATTACGGGTGATATCACCATTAGCAACGCAGGCGTTACTGCCATTTCCAGTGGCGTCATCGTCAACGCCGATATCAATGCCTCGGCTGCGATTGATTACAGCAAACTGGCAGCCCTTACCAGCGGTAATATCCTGATCGGTAACGCCAGCAACGTGGCGACCAGCACAGCCGTAACTGGCGACATCACCATCAGCAATGCTGGTGTTACTGCCATCGCAAGTGGCGTAATCGTTGACGCCGACATCAACGCCTCTGCTGCTATTGCCGACAGTAAACTCGCCACAATCTCGACCGCAGGTAAGGTCAGCGGCGGCGCAATCACAAGCGGCACGATCGGTGGCTCCACTGCCGTTTCTACTTCTGGAACAATCGCCACAAGCGGCCTTGCTTCCAGCGGCACACTTGCAGTCGGTCAAACCAGCGTCGCCACAAATACCGATCTGGACCTGGCTGGCACTTACGCGCAAACAGTCGTTACGGTCTCGGCGCTGGACATTGATTGCTCCACGGGTAACTACTTCATCAAGACGATCAATGGCGCCTCTACCTTCACGGTCAGCAATGTTCCAGCCAGCCGGGCCTATGCCTTTACACTTGAACTGACTCAAACCAGTGGCGCAGTGACGTGGTTTAGCGGTGTTGAATGGCCAGGAGGCGTTGCACCAACATTGACTGCCGGCAAGACGCACTTATTTATGTTTGTCACTGACGATGGCGGCACCCGCTGGCGCGGTTCTTCCCTTCTGAACTACACCAACTGATAGGAGATAACTGATGGATCCCAAAACACTGCAACTACTGATGGGCTCCTCTGGAGCTGGAGCAGCAGTCGATAAAAACTACATTGAAGACGTATTTAGCACTTGGCTTTATACAGGCAATGGCAGCACACAGACTATTACAAACGGGATTGATCTGAGCGGAAAAGGTGGATTGGTTTGGATTAAATCACGCTCTGCAGCTTACTTTCATTCCTTAACAGACACGGCACGCGGAGCTAATCAACTATTGCAATCACAAGCGACTGATGCAAGTATCAATCAAACCCCCAATGGTGTTTCGTTCTCAAGCTCAGGATTTACACTAAATAGTTCAGATAATGGCACAAATGAGAATGCAGCTACCTACGCCTCTTGGACCTTTCGCAAGGCCGCTAAATTCTTTGATGTGGTGACCTATACGGGCACGGGGACTACACGCACCGTTGCGCACAATCTTGGTTCTGTCCCTGGTTGCATTCTGATTAAAAAGGTAACTGCAACTTCTGATTGGCAGGTTTACCATAGAGGATTTGGCCCCACAGCGGCATTTAAGCTTAATACAACCGCAGCAGCTGCACTTCTTATAAATAGGTGGAATAATACGACTCCAACTGCAACACAATTCACTTTGGGAGATGCAGCCGACGGAAATTCCAATGGAGATACATTTGTCGCCTACCTCTTTGCGCACGATGCCGGCGGATTTGGCGATAGCGGCAATGACAATGTGATCAGTTGCGGAGCCTATACCGGCAATGGCAGCGCAAGCGGACCAACGGTGACACTGGGCTGGGAACCACAGTGGTTATTGATCAAGCGCGTTGATGCAGTTGCCGACTGGAATCTGATCGACAACCTTCGCGGCTTCGTTGTTGGTGGCACTGACGCTGAACTTAATCCAAACCTAACAAACGCAGAAAGTACGGGAACCTTTGTCACGCCAACCGCAACCGGTTTTCAATTAAATACGACAAATACTGGATACAACGCTTCAGGAAGTGACTACATCTACATCGCAATTCGTCGCGGGCCGATGAAGACGCCTACGGATGCAACAAAGGTGTTTAAGGCGCTGACGAGAACAGGAACTGGAACCACTGGTTTTGTGACTGGAGTTGGATTTGCCCCTGACACGCTAATAAATGCCGAACCAACACGCCTCTCTGTTTCCTCAAATCTTTTTTATGACAAACTACGCTCTCCTCTTACGTACCTAAATTCTAATTCCATCGACGCAGAAAGTAGCGGCAACAGTGCGCCGTTGCTTTTTACAAACGATGGACTCCAACTGACTACCGGAAGCCGGGCAAATGCTTCAAGTAGATTGCAGCTTGATTATTACTTCCGCCGCGCCCCCGGCTTCTTCGACGTGGTGGCTTATACGGGAGATGGAACAAGCAACCTTGCTATTCCCCACAATCTGAGTGTTACTCCTGAACTTATCATCGTTAAAAGCAGAAACAATAGCGGATCCTGGCGGGTTTGGAGTGCAGCATTTACTAATACATCTGCAAACTTAGATCTTAACGGTGACGGTGCTCCTCCTTTTGCAAACAATCTTTTCCCGGCCTCAGGTCGAAATAGCTCAAATTTCATCGTCAATAGTCTTATTAACACCGGAAGCAATACTTACATAGCATATCTCTTCGCTAGCTGTCCAGGAATTAGCAAAACCGGATCTTACACCGGCACTGGCACCACGCTCAACGTTGACTGCGGCTTCACCAACGGAGCCCGCTTCGTCCTCATTAAGCGCACCGACAGCACGGGTGACTGGTACGTCTGGGACACTGCACGCGGCATCATCAGTGGCAATGATCCATATCTCTTATTGAACTCCGCCGCAGCAGAAGTAACCAACACTGACTACATCGACCCCCTTAGCTCAGGCTTCCAAATCAGCTCCACCGCCCCTGTCGCCATCAACGCTTCAGGTGGTACATACATTTATTTGGCGATAGCCTAGAGCCATGGAACTCCGCAATCGCGCCACTGGCGCCGTCGTCACTGACTCTCAGTTTCGGGCTGAGAATCCCAACACCAGTTTCCCGCAACCGCTCACACCGGATGTAATCGAAGACTTCGGTTATGACCCAGTACTGGAAGGCCCCCAGCCCACGTTGATCCCTCCTTACCAATACGCCCAGCGCGATGGTGTGGTGGAAGTCAATGGGCAGTGGTTCACCCATTACATCGCCGTCACTCCCGACGCTGACCAAAAAGCAGCAATGGACGCCGCCCAAGGTGACGTTGTTCGGACTGAGCGCAACAGTCGGCTTGCTGCCTGCGACTGGACCCAGCTAATCGATAGCCCCTTGGATCCAGATGGCCGAGGCGCTTGGCAGTTGTACCGCGAAACCCTGCGGATGGTGCCACAACAGCAAGGTTTCCCCTGGACGATTGAATGGCCACCGCAGCCTTCCTGAGCCTTAGTTTTCTGATGCTGATGGGCTTTAGCTTGTTGGCAATCAACCCACGCGATGATGATTGATGGCTGTAAAAAGCAAAACGGCACTGGGGCGTGTTGAGCACAAAACCGGCCGCCCCAAAACAACTTCCCAGGGCATGGGACAACACTCACGCCCTCGCCGTAAGGGTAAGAAACCCCTGCGCGGTCAAGGACGCTAACCTATAAAAAAGGTCGGCAGTATGCCTCGCAATGGAAAGACACGAGGAAATACAGGCCGCCGCGCCCGAACCACCTAACCCTTTTAATCAGGCTGTCCCTGCTTTACTCGCCACCGCAGTGGTGGGGCTGGGCGGTCTTTTTATTCAAGTAGCCAAGCTGGATCAATCCGTAAACACGGTTGCATCCGATATTCAAGAACTGAAAAACGACTCTAAAGAAAGGCTTAGTGATCTCGAAAACAGAGTGCGCCAGATTGAAATGACCGTCGGCCGCCACAACAAATGAGCGTCGTCAACACCACTGACTTCGGTAACGGCTACAGCCTGGATCAGCTGGAAAACGAACGCGGCGAACTCTACTACCGGGCCTGCCTAAACAGCGTCTGCCGTTACGCCGAGGACCACTACATCGCAATGATGTACCTCGAAGGCATGGGCTGGGACCCTAAAGCAGACCTTCACTGATCCAGTGGATGATCGCATCCTCGCGGTGCGGCTCCCAAAAATCCTGCTGCCTGAACCATTCCAGCCAGTCCTGGGCGGACTTGGAGATATTGCAGCCAAAACAGCAAGCCACCAAGTTGCGCTGGTGCGTATGCCCACCACGCATTTTTGGATGCACGTGGTCCAGCGTGGCGGACCTACCTAAATCGGTAGAGCAGTAAGCACACTTGTTCTCCCAATGTTTAAGGATTGATTGCCTAAATCGCGCCTTTGCTTCTTTTTTGTTTAAGTATTCGCCATCCTCGATGCGATGGTCCATACCCAGCAGTGGCTCAATGAAATGTAGCGGTAGAAACTATTACGCGCACTAGCCTTCTTCTTTAGTACAGCTAAACTTGTCGTAGAAGCCTTATTTCAGATGGATCCCACCACTCTGGCCGTTATTGCGATTGTCGTTGCAGCAGGCAGCGAAGTAATCGCACTGCTGCCCATCAAGGAAAACAGCTGGGTGCAGCTGATCATCAAAGCGCTGAAGATCATTTTCCCAAAGCGCTGAGATCCGACACCATCTGGCTGGCGCGATTCGGCGACAAGGACTGGCTGGATCATCTCCAGAAACAAGCGCAAGACCACAAGTTCCACGCAACGCTTGGCCCTCGCCTAGATCGCGCCATCGAAGACTGGCACGCGGATCAACCATCAACACCAAACCCTGTTGTGGTTCACGAACCACCTGATGACGAACTCCAAACCGGCGAAAGCCGCCTTCTGGGTGGCGCAATGACCATCCACTCCCCTTGGTCCAATGACAAGCAACAAGCTCCGCCTCAGTGACCTTTTTCGGTTCTATAAAGGCCTGCCACATCAGATGGCAGCCATCACAGAACTGGAGCAAGCCATCATCAAGGCCAACCCCCACATTTTGGGCCGCGACCAAGGCTGGTTCAAGACTTGGAGTGTCGCCGGCAAACAAACCAACTTCCCTAATAGCTGGGAAGGCGTTTTAGAAGCCGCCCGAGTCGCTGGAGCAAAATTTCCAGAGCTAGTTTCAGCCCAATGGGCCCTCGAATCAAATTATGGAAAACTTGTCTCCGGCCGGAATAATTTTTTCGGTCTAAAAGGTGAAGGTAGCGACAAGAAAACGCAAGAATTTATCAACAATCAGTGGATCAGTATTACGGACTCTTTTATCGACTTCCCAGACCTGCTTTCGGCTGTCTGCTATCTAGTCGATCACTGGTACAAGGACTACAAGACTTTCAAAGGTTGCAATAACGCAGCCACCCGCGATGAAGCAGCCAAGTGGTTGTACAAGGAAAAGTACGCTACGGATCCCAACTATCCGGGCAAATTAATTGAGCTGATGAATCAGCACTCTGGAACGCAACCACTGGTCACACCCAAGGAAAAAATCCTGAAGGTTGCGTATGAATATCAGCTTGGTGCAGATGACGGAGCATACGGCTACCGCCAGTGCTTTAGTTCCAGCTGCGCAATGGTGGCCCGCTATTACGGCAAGATTTCAGGCGATTACGAGTACAACAAGATCCGCGCTCGCTTCGGCGACACAACCGACCCCAAAGCCCAGATCGCAGCCCTCAAATCACTGGGACTAACCGCCACCTTCGAGATGGATGGCACGGTCGAAGACTTGGAAACCGAGATTACCCACGGCCATCCAGTACCAGTCGGCTGGCTCCACAAAGGCCCAGTTAGCAACCCCAGCGGCACGGGCCACTGGAGCGTTGTAACCGGCTTCACTCCAACACACTTCATCCACAACGATCCCTACGGAGAGGCAAACCTTGTTGCTGGCGGCTATGTCAGTAACAAGGGCGGTGCCGGCATCGCCTACTCCCGCAAAAACTGGCTACCTCGTTGGCTCATCGAAGGCAACGACACGGGCTGGTTCATGAAAATTCGCCCCAAGTAACCATGCGACCCATCGAACATCGAACACAGCCAGGAATCCCAATTCCACAAGACCGCAACAGACCGCTGGCTAGTCGACCTGTTCAACCGCCAGGACTATCGCGGCCTACTCGAAGCGGCACTGGTACTAAATACGCTGCACCAGCTGGAACGCACAAAATCGGCCTGGGCTATCCGCGAAGCCGCAGATAACCTGGCCGATCAGTTCGGTCTAGACCGAGATTCCGCTTAAGGCAGGATCTTTTTACACAGACACAGAACTAGGACACAAATCACCCAGTACATCACCACTAGATACAGCGTCGTCACAAGAGTTTCCATCAGCTAGCCACTGCTGGTACAAACCTGTGTACAAGCTATGCATGGGATGGTCGGCTTTATCGCGTCCGTATTGGATATACAGCGAATCAAGAAAATCCTGCCGCTGTTGATCCTCACAGATACGAGCCCAGTTCTGCTGGAACAGCTCAGTCTTGAGATTGCTCACGTTTTTGCTCCACGAGTTTTAGATTCCGACGAGCCGTTTCCTTCGGGCCGCGGACTGAGCGCACCAGCTTAGGCTTTTTAGCAGCAGTAGACGGCACCTCAATCTTGCAGTTCGGGTAACGATTTTGCGCAAACAGCAAAGCCTGCTGGAGCGACTCTGCCCGAACCAGATCACGCATAGCGCCTTGACCGGGCAGCCAAATTGTCAGCTCAAACAACTCAGTTTTTTCTGCACTGGTACGTGAGCGACCTTCCCCGAGCCGCAGTTCAGGGTCTAGCTGCTGCTGGAACGGAGTTACTTCCATGACTGGGGGTAGGCGGGTTCATCGATGCTATGCACAGCAGCATGAGTGTTACAGCACTCAGAAACAACTCTCGCCGCAGCGACAGCGCGTTCATAGGTAACCCAGCTGGAGGCGTCTTCTTTTGTGGCTGTGAAGCTGATCCCTTTACCAGGGCCGTAAACCGCCGTAACCCAGCGATCTTCGACCATGACGACATAGCGAGTCATTACCTTCAAATTGAATACTGTGTAAGCCTAGTAAGTTTAGCCTGCTGGAACCAGACTATGAAGAACTTTGACTGAGTCTCATGCGTCTTTTTCTGACTCACCTTCTTGTTGCTTGGAGCGCATTCTTCCCTGCACCCGCCGCTGCACCGATTCCGCCCAAGCCGCCTTATCAGCAGCCTCAGCAGCTTTGTAATCCGACACTGGAACAGCCCGCTCCAAAGCGGCGTAAACCATGTCGCGCAACATTCCAGTTACCCGCTTACCTTCGGTGGCTGCAAGCTGCTCAGCCAACTTGTAGCGGTTACTGTCTAACAGTAGCTGGCAGTAGATTTTAGATCCGTGCTTCAGCGGCATTACTGCGTCTCTAGTCTGCTACACAGTAGCATACTGCGACACATTAGACACGCCACCTCACATCATCATCCACATTTTTCCGCCAAGCATTTGACTGCGCCACCCGCGCCCCACCCCTCTGCTTGGCACACCCCTTACGCACATCCCGCGCCCACTCCAAAAAAGCCGCAGCCCGCTGCAAATCCGCGGTCTTCGCTGTCCGAATCTCCCGCTGGAGCCAGTCCATCACCAACTCTCTTCCCGTGCGGGCGCGACTCATGAGACTAGATCTGAGACTCGGATGATCGACTGCGGACGGTGTTCAGGGCAAAGCGCCAGTGCCTTCATCCTTGCAGTGAAAGCATCTGGAGCAAGAACAAAAAGATCGTGAGTACCACCGTGACGCGAGTGCATCCTGACGCGGTACTCAAAATCCTGCTGGATCACTTGGCCTCTTGCCAGCTCTTCCCGACCTTAGCTTCGGCAAGTGGGGGAATATCACCCAACCACTTAGCTTCAGCTTCTTCCATGATTTGCTGGAGCTGAATCGCCCAAGTTTCGGCGTGTTCTTCCCTTACGAGCAGGATGATTTCATCGTGCACCACGCCGGCCAGACGCACCACGTCCTCCCCGTCGGCGTGAAGTAACGGCCACAGCTTGCCGAGCGTAAGTTTGAGGACTGCTGCACCGGCGCCTTGGATTGGGGTGTTGCAACGGGTAGTGAGCTTGTTGTGCTCACCCGGTAAAAACCGCCGCAGGTTCGAGATGCGTATGCGGATAGATGGATTGTCCGTAGCCGCATCAGCAGCGCGAGCATTCTGCTGCTGCCAGTCGGAGATGCCTTTATATGCAGCGTGGAACTTTTGCCGGACTTCCGCCGCCTCATCAAGATCCATCTGGATTCCGGTCGCTGCTGCATAGTTTCTGAGTCCTTTTGCACCGCTTCCATATAACAAACCGAAGTTAGCTGATTTACTAATTTGCCTTTGCTCTTTTGTAACTTCATCCGGCTCAACCCCATAAATCTGCGTCGCCGTCATCGTATGAAGGTCCAACCCCTGCTGGAACACCTCGGTCATTAAGGGATCCTGTGCTTCTGCCGCTGCAAGTCGCAGCTCCATCTGCCCGTAATCCGCTACAACCAATCGCCACCCTTCTGGAGCTTCGACTGCCAACCTAAAGCGCGGATCACGCGGAATCTGCTGCAGGTTTGGCGCAATACAAGACATGCGGCCTGTATCCGCACCAAGCTGCATATAACTGGCACGAATAAAACCATCAGCCGAATAATTTTTAAGCAAAGTTTCCGCCATCTGCCTACGCTTTTCTACTTTTTTCCACCGCAAATAATCTGCAACAACTTTGTGATCACCTACATATTCCTGGAGCGCAGACCTACTCGCACTCGGCTTGTCATTCTTCATATCCATTGGCGGCTGACCCAGCAAAGCGGTGAACTTTTTAAGTAGCTGTGCAGGACTATTGAGGTTAAACACATCAGGATCTACTTTTTTGCCTTTCGGCCCAGGTTTTGTCTGGTACAACAACTTCCCATCAAGACCGCGATGCAGCTTGTGTTCTGAAGGTAAGGCCTCATCAAAATCCTCAATAAATTTCTCGCCTACCTCAACATTTTCAATATCCAAATCTTCGATCAGCTGCTCCAGCATCTTTTTATTGAAAGGCAAGCCCGTACGCCAGAGTTGCGCCATTGCGGGCAGAGCTTTGCACTCAAGATCCCAGGCTGGCATCAAAGTTCCGGTAGCCATCCTTTCTGTGATCGGCTGCCACAGCTGGGTCAACACCACCACATCTTTGGCGGCGTATTCGATCTGCTCCACGCGCAAATCGCCCGACCAATCGCTCCGCTGCTCTTCCTTGGAAATATCCAGCTTGAGGTAGCGATGGACAACGTGCTGGAGACCGTGCTTCAGATTGGGCAGCCCATTCGTCAGGATCCGGCTAGCCAGCATGGAGCAATAAACCTTGCCGCTGGGGTAGATCTCGTGCTCCTGAAGCCAGCCCAAGTCGAACACTGCATTGTGGGCAAGCCAGGTGCGTGGTACATCGCAAAACTCTTCCAGCGTGATCCAGTCGTCATCGCTAAAGCTCCAGCAATCCATCACAACCGGCTTTTTGCCGAATGTGGCCAGCTGTAACAAGCGAAGACCACCAAACTTCGGCTGAAGTCCAGTGGTCTCAACGTCGAACGCAACGAAGCTTGCATCATCGAGCGTGTGCAGGTGCTCGATGCCTTGAAGAATGTCCATGCCTGGTAGGGCGTTTACCCTACTACTCTAGCAGGCTGTCAACCTCCCTGGCGGAGCACAGCACTGCTGCCGCGAGTGTCCCACCCTCGGGAAACCCGAGTAGACACCGCCGATTCCAGTGGATGCAGTGCCTGCACGCTTTCGGCTGCCGCGGTTTTGCTGAGCCGACCTCGCGACGGTTGATCCGCCTGCTACCTTTCCAGCATCAACACCCCCCAGGCCTCTGCCGGTCTCCGGCATGCCCAAACAGGGGGGTCACTCTTCCCAGCGGACGTTTGTTGAGGTACTCCAAGCCTCCGCTGAACATTCCAGACCAGCCCACCATCTTCCTGGGGCTTGTAGTTCTGGCGCACTCGCTGCATGTGTTCTTCCTGTTTGCCGGCAGGACTGCAGCGATAGCAGCGCATACACAAAACTGAATTGGTTGTTGCTTTACCGCACGCTTGGCACGGCCTGCTGTTGATTGAAACTGCCATTACTCAGAAAAACAAGAACACTCCTTAAAAAATCCAGCCTCTCCGGCCTCAGGAATACCCAAATCGCAGTAGTCGTGCCAGTGCTTACAGCTGGTACAACCATTGCCCTCCTGTTTTTTCTGCATTGCACGTCGACGCGGAATCTCAGGAAATAACTCCTTGTACGTGCGACCTGTACGAATCGACTGAACGGTATGGATCGAGATACCTAAAGCTTTAGCCAAGGTGTCATCAAACCGCCAATCCTCCAGGATCCTCTTCACCTCTTTTGGTGTCATCCTGCGCTGATTATTAGGGAACTCTCGCGGCGACAGTTGCACCTCTTTTTTGGCAACCCGATCAAAGTAAACATTCCAGCAATGCCCGCAGTACTTGCACTTGAACCTGTACGTGCACAGATGTGGTTTGTGTTTCCATTGGTGGATGTTCGTGATTCTTCTAAAACTGTGAGTGCAATTGTTAGCCATTCCAGTGCCTGATAACTCCTGCGCAAATGAAAAAGTTAGTTGTCATGTAAGCCAACAAGATGCAAAAACGCACCATCGCAACCTGATCAGCGACCCGATTGTGCTGGTGCGCCTTCTCACCTAATGCCTTGGCGACAATCCGCCACCAATACCTCATCAGTCTTGGTAAGGCTCCGTCGCCAAAGTGTTAATTAGCCTGTTCAAATACCAGCGACATTTCATCGCATCTTCCAGAGGATCCTTTTTCAGCCACATCCGGCTGAGGTATTTGAGGCACTGCCACTGGAGCGCACCAACCCGCGCATCTGGCGCGTGCTGCACCCAATCTTCCAGAACCTCGATGACCTCAACTTTCCCAGCTGTGTAATGCCGGGGATGCTCAACTGAATCGCTCATCCTCTGGAACCCTGAACAGCAGTGTCGCCTTGATAGCGCCCAGTAAGCGCGTAACTTTTGCCAGGCAGCATCGACATTTTGTGGAACACAATCTGTGCGATGCGCATTCCGGGCCACAACGGCACGGGATGCATACACCTAGCGTTTTGCAGTTCGAGCGTTAAGCGCCCCTCATAACCGGGATCGATATACCCGGCCAGAAGATGCTCAATCCCTTCCCTGGCACGAGACGACTTGAGAGCAAGCTGCCCAGCAACACAGTCAGGCAGCTTGAACTCCTCCATCGTTTCGGCAAGCACGAACTCATGCGGCTGGAGCATGAACGGCTTTTCCTGCGTGTGCCCAGCAATCGAGAACGGCATCAGTGAAGTTGTTGTGGGCAACTCCACCAGCAGATTCTCACCGAGTCTCACATCGAGACTGGCTGGGTTAATCAGCTCCTGATGAAACGGAGAGACCAAGCCTCGCCGCGCCAGGTTATGAATCTCGTGATCACAGAGCACACCGCCCATCAGTCAACCACCACAACGGGAGTGGACTGCTGGAGCTGGATGTGCTTCCAGGTCTTATTCCACTTGATGCAGTTGATGGTGGTGGGGTGAACGCCAAACTCCTTAGCGATCTTGCCCACCGATTTACCGCCGGCAGCCAGCTGGCGCTTGATCTCCATCACCTTGCTATCAGTCAGCACAGAAACACCACGCCGACCCTTGCGGCTGGTCTTACGAGTCTTGACTTGAGACTCCGCTTTTTTAGCAGCTGGAGCTTTGGCGAGTTTAGGCAGTGCCACTGTCTTGCTGGGATCAGTCAGATCCAGGGAGACGTGCTGGCAGGTTTCAACAGCAAAGCGAGCAGCTTCAAGCGCTTTGTTGATTTGATCGAACTGGGCTTCGGAAAGGATGTACATGTTCATGAGGTAGAACGGGTGCAGTGTAGTACAGGATCAGTTATTTTCCAGTTCCAGCCGGATGGCTGCCTGGAAATAACCTGCGACCTTCAAGCGGCGATAGACGGAACCACCTTCCTCGCTTTGCTTGTTTTCAACGCCGGCGTAATCGCGCCGTGCTTCCTCTAGGGAAGCCAGCGTCTCAATGTTGAGCATGTTTAATTCGGCGTCGGACAGCTCGGACAGCTTGTCCAAATAAACGGTGCGCCCGTTCAAAAGGTATGAACGGTAAAACGGCACCATTGCGTTTTCAGTCATTCGGGATTGAATCACATCTAACCGAAGTAGGCCCGGCGGCGCTCTTCGACCCAGGCATCGTACTCAGCTGGATCAGCAAACCTGTGCTTGAACACGTCCGGCACCTGCGTTGAGGGCTTGCGTGGAGCACTACGCAGCTCGCGCAGATCATTGTCGTTGTAGCCCCGCGATTGGCGGTAATAGTCGGCGTACCAGTCAGTCATGCGAAGTAATTGGGATCTTGCTGGCGTAACCGAGTGAGATCCGTGAATCTCAACTTGAGAATCTCGTGGATCGCCAGCTGTGCGAGTTGAGTGGAGCTGATCGTGTCGCTGGTGGCGAACACGTAGATCATGTGCCTGTAAAGCTGGGTCAGAGTTTTGATCCTGACCCAGTGAGTGTCTCCCGGTATAGGTTCTAGTCCAACTTCCCAGTCGTCGTAGTCCGGAGCGTTACGAAGCTCACGGGATTCAGTCGTTCCAATCAGACGTGTCAAGTGGAGTCCAGTCGTCGACCCGTTGGGTGAGCATGGCCCTGAGTTCGGCATCGGTCGCTGGGATCAAGTCTTCATCTGAAAAGTAGAGGGTGCCTCGGCACAGGGCAGGGCCCCACTCGGGCGGGTCAAGGTGCGTCTGCGCATAGACCAGAACCATGTCGTCAACAACGGCATCGACAACAAGATGGTCGCCTTCAAAACGCAGCTCCTCAATGCTTTGTACCTGGCTCACTTGACCTCCTGAGCAGCTTGATCGGCTGTGAGAGCGTCCATACGCTCGTCCCAGGTCATCTTCAGAAACTGTTCCAGGTCGATCAGGCGCTCCAGCTGGACTTCGTCGTAGCTGGTGGTGAATCCCCAGTCCTTGTACTGCTGGATCTTTTGCTCAAGCATGAGGCGGCCCCAGCTGACGGCGAAATACCAGGGGCTGAGGTTCGATCTGTCGAAATGAACTGTGAATGGGTCTTTCATTGTTAATCAGTAATGGAGGGCCCGCCTTGACGGGCTTGCTCATAGTGTTGCACACGAACAGCCCACCCGCAAGGGCAGGCTGTCGCATTCCGTTACAAACTCAGCCACCGGCCACCCTATTCACACACTCCCAGGGCTTCCGGCTCGTACTGGGTCAGTACGCACACGTCAGCGCCTTGCTTGAGAGCCGTGCCAACGACGTAGTGGAACTGGGCCTCGGCGTCTTCAGATTCTTCAATCTGGTACTCCTCAACCTCGTAAGTGATGCCCTTGCGGTACCAGGAGACCCGGACCACGGCAAACAGCTCGAAGGGGATGTCGCCGACGTTGTAACCCAGTGTCGGCTTCCTGGGACGCTTCGGCTGGGGCGGTTCAGGCTTGGCCACGGGAGGTCTCCAAAACACCCACGCGGCAACCCGCATGAGCCCTACGAAAAAGTTAGGCACGCGAAGCACGGGCAGCCCTCCGATAACGGCATGGCCTTTTGTAGGCCTGCTCCAGCTCTTCGTCCGTTGGCTCTGGAATTCCAGGGCCAGAGCCTTTTACCTCGTAGTGGGAAAAGACCTTGCGGCGCCTTGTGAATGTCCTTCCGTAGCGATCCGAATCAGTCACTGTTTTCCACACGTAGACGGGGACATCGGTGACTCTGTAGTTGTGCAAATCCTCGGCCCAGCGGAGGAACCGGAGTTCCTCCTCTTCACTGTTAAACATCAGTCCCACATCTTAGAGGCGGCATCGAGCATGGCGTCAAGCTCCTCCGGAGAGCGTGACTCCTCTTGGGGGGTTACAAAAAATGTGTCCCCCTGAGCAAAACCCGCATCAGAACAGGTGGTCTCAGGGGGACAACCATTTTCGTGTCCCCCTAAATCTGCGGATTCGCCAGCCCCAGCTCCAGCCATGGGGGACACCTCCGAAATTAAGGGGGACACCTCTACCCCTTGTCCCCCTAATTTTTCCAGTCCAGCACTGGAATTAGCTATAGGGGGACACTCTCTCTCACACATATCACGCGAGACCAGAGCGAAGTATCTCTTCACGCTGGAACCAGCCCTTCTGGTGCTCGGTTCTTCTGTACTAGAAATCAAACCGCGGGCTTCCAGGCGCTGGAGCGCCTTTTTGATTCCCTTGACGCTGCCACCACAAAGCGGATCGGAATCCAGCTCCTGCCTGGTGCGCCCTTCGCCGGCTTTAGCGGCAGAGCGAAGGCGCTGGAGCACCCGATCAATGATCGAGGCGGGTGTGGCGCTTTCCGCGGTGATCTCGACGTAGTCCTTCAGCTCGAAGGTGAGGTCTTCGAGCATTTTCAGCAGGAGCTTGCTGCCACCACGGCCTGCGCGGCTCTTCTCCACGGTGATGAGGCGGCTGGAGAAGCCCACACGCTCCATCTCCTTATCGGAGGGCTTACGGAGGCTCCAGACCTCGTCTACGGCGTCCCTGAGGGCTGTGGTGCCCCGGAACCCGCCGGACTTGTTGCTGTGGTGCACGACGAGGATCGTGCAGGGCGGGAAGAGGCGTCCGTTGTTATTGGCGAGCCAATAGAGCGGGCCGGCGAACTCCTTACGGTTTTCGTCGAACGCTGAGCCCCTGCTGCAGCCGGTGATCGAATCGATGATCACGAGGGCTGGCTGGTGCTTCTCAACAAGCTTGACGAAGCGCAAGTACCAGTTCAGGTCCCAGCCCATCACAACGCGGATTGGATCGTTATGACCGAGTTCCAGGTCCTGCATCTGCTGCTTGACCTGCACCTCGGACTGATCGCCGTTGAGGATCAGGACTTTTCCCTGCTTCACTGGAACATCAGCGCCCCTAATGGAAAAGGGGATGCCTCTAGCAACGTGTTTGGCGAGTGTCCAGGCAGTCATGGACTTGCCATCACCACCAGCGCCGTGAATCATCACGACACCAGGTTTCGGCAGCAGGTCAGGAATCAGGTAATCCAGCGTGACCTCCTTATCGAGCAGAGCGCCGATATCCATATCGTCGTCGCGCTGTTCGTACTGGATCTGGCTGATTAGCAGCCGTTCCAGAGCCCCCGCATCCCTGTAACCAGCTTCAAGCGCCAGAGCATTCATGCGGTGCGCCATCTCAGCCGGGTTATCCAGCTCCTGAATTTCCTTGGCGCGGCTGATGACTTCGGCGTAACTGAGGGTTACTTGCCGGATGCGGGTGACATTGTCGCCCTCAGCTTCTGCAACAACTTTCCGCAGATCTTCCGCAAGCCATAGCCGACCCGGCATCTGCTGATCGGCCATCCAAAAAAGAGTGCCGAGGCTGACCGGCCCTTTGCGAAAGGACTTCCAAACGTCCTCGCAGGGATTGCCATCTGCCCACTCGTGGGAAAACTCCGGATCTTCCGCAGACCACGCGGACCAGAGGGTGAGGCCAAGCTCAGTAGGCAACTCCGAGTGGATCGCCATGCCCACCTTGACCCAGTGATCCCGGCTGCCATTGCCCTGCCCCGGAATCACCTTGAGTGCGGACTGCACAATTTCAGCCACTTCAGCTGGATCACGATCAGAAAAATCCAGCGCCTTGCGGTTGCGGATAAACCCGCCGTCCTGGATCTCCTTCCCGGCGTGATCCCGCATCTCTGCGAGCAACCACTCAGGGGCGTCTGGAATCGCCTCCAGGTCGCCTTCAAAGCCGTAATGACCTTCCGGTGCCTTTCCATCACTGGAGCCCGGATAAGCCCCGTAGATGACGCCCTGACGGCCCCAGAGCACCTCGTAGCCCGCTCCGGTATCTGACAGGCCAAAACCCTTCACCGAGCCCCACAGGGCCTCAGGAACGCGAAAGAGGTACTTCGCCGCGTTCGCCTTGGTCGACGTGATGACTGGAGCACCCTCCAGCGACTCGCCCCACTTTTTCTTGAGACGGCTGAGATTGCGATCCACATCGAGAATCACGAGTCCCATGCTGCGACCGCCGGTGAACACACCGACCGCCTGGAACACATCCGGCTTCCGCTCGATCTGAAGTACAACATCAGAGGGCGCCATCACCTGATGGTGGCTGCGCTCTAGCGGTGTCTTGCCCTTGGAGATTTTCCCGGACTGGATCGCCAGACCCTTGGCATAGATCGGCGCGTAAGCAAATCCCACAGGCAGCTGGCGCACAAAAGCCAGCAGATCCTGCGTCTTACTTTGAGACATGTTAGACTCTCACACGAGAATGTTCAACGCGCCCCAACAGCTGCCGCTGAAGGGGCGTTTTCTCATGGTAGCCATCAGGTCAAGTTGGTGTTACTGTGTAAGACGTTGGCACTGAGCCGACCACACAAGACACCAAAACCATGCCTTTTCTCAGCAAATCAGCCTCAGCAGCAGTTACCAGCAACGGAAGCAGTGGCGGCGGCTACCTCAGCCTCAGCAAGCTTCCCGATGGTGGATCCGT